GCGAAACCCAGTCCTGCAAACTCGGGCGGGCCGTCGGAGAATCACCAGAAAACAGGTGGTTTTCTCACGTACCCAATCGATTTGCAGTAGACCATCTCATGTCGGAGATTCTCTCAAAGTTTGATGACTCAAAGTCATCGGATCAGAAGGAATCAAAGACGTGGGAGAGATTCTGGGAAGCAGAGGACTTATGCTCTCAAGCTAATATGTTCTTTCTGCGGCGTGACCCGGCTCATTTTTCAACGAGTGAGTTGGGCGTTTGGTCGATTCTTGAAGTCGCCAAGCGGAAAATTTCACGCCTCTTAGGACCATATAATGCGCGAGAGTGTGAGGCGGGTATGTCGTTCACCACGGGGGCCAGTTATCGGCTCAAGCGGCAATACGGCAATCCTGTTTACAAATATTCGGCTTCGCGAGCCGAGACGTCATTCGACAATCTGCCGAAGGCTAGGAGAGTAATTTCTCGCTCTCCACTCTGGGCTAACCGCCCAGTTTTCGCCGAAGGACCTTGTCCGAATCTCCTGTTGGAGGTCGTACCGGGTAACAGGTTGATAAGTGTGCCCAAGAACTATAAGACTAACCGGATGATAGCCATCGAGCCCCGTATGAACATGTACGTTCAGAAAGGGATCGGTAAAGCTATTAGACGGCGTCTAAAGCGGATCGGAATTGATCTCGATCTAGGACAGAAGACTCATGGTGATCTGGCCCGACTTGGGTCAGCCACCGGTGGTCTGGCTACCATCGATCTCTCGATGGCGTCAGACACTGTGTCCCTGGAACTAGTGAGGTTTCTTCTCCCGGCCGACTGGCTACGGCGCCTTGAGAGGGCTCGTAGCTTGTTCGGAGTTCTTCCTTCCGGTGAAAAACACTTATACCGGAAGTTCAGCTCTATGGGCAATGGATACACTTTTGAACTTGAAAGCCTGATTTTCTGGGCAATCAGCTCGGCAGTGTGTTCAACCTATGGGGTCTCGGAACGTCTAATGTCAGTGTACGGTGACGACATCATCGTGCCTGCTTCTGTCGGTGAGCCGTTGTGTGCAATACTAAGCACCATCGGTTTTCGTGTCAATATGGAGAAATCTCATATTGCCGGCAGGTTTAGGGAGAGCTGTGGTGAACAGTATCTCTCTGGCTACGACGTTACGCCGTTCTACATAAAGGAAGAGGACAGATCCTTGGTCGGACTGTTCACCCTCCACAATCAGCTATATCGTTGGCTTCACCGCCAGCGACGAAATGGATTTGAGTTCCCGAAGGCCTGGGCTGTTATAGCTTGGCTTAGGGGGCTTGCTCCTGCTGATTGGCGTAGACCACGCATACCAGATGGGTATGGTGATGGCGCATTCATCGGTACATTTGACCAGGCTCACCCAACCCCCGTACCGTCCGGTTATCTGGACGGTGAAGGGTGGGAGGGTTATGTCTGCGAAGTGTTGTCCACTGTTTCGGTATCGTATCGACTTGGCTCACGCTTTGTCGGCGATGCTTACCAGTGGCTTCTGGTGATGCTAAAAGAACATCAAAGGGAACCACTCGATTACTTGGGTGAAGTACCTCCTGTGGGTGTCGAAAAGACACGACGGGTACGACAGATAAAACTAATCGTACCACACTTCGAGTCCTAACG